AACAATCTGGTGGGTTGGCTACGGCTCGCGCACCGAGAGGATGCCTTGCCCGGAGTGCTGCGGGAGCAAGGTGCTCACGCTCATCCAAGGCAATGGGGTGCAGGTTTCAATCAACTGTGCCTGTTGCGGACATGGATACGAGGAACCCCGCGGCTGGATCGAGCAGACCATCATGGAGCACCGGCCAACGAGCTTCACGCCTCGGCGGGTGGATATCTCCGGTGAGACCATCCGATACAGCGAGGACAACCCAGCCTCGAATTGCTGGCGACCGGTCGAAGTGGAGAACCTGTTCCGCGACGAGGCCGAATGTGCGCGGCGGTGCGAGGCGTTGAACGAGGCCGACCGAAAGCACCGCGAGAAGCAATCCATCAACCACCTGGCGTCGAAGCGCCGGGACATGGCCTGGTCCGTCCACTACTGGGGGCGGCGAGTGACGGATCTGCGGCGTGACCTGGAGCTGGCTGAGTCACGCCTGGACGCCTGCAAGGCACGGAAGAAGGTGGTGGCATGACCCCAGTCGAGCAGTACCTCGCCGAGGTGCAGGCCAGGCTGAAGTCGCCTGGCACGCCCAGCCTGGAGGACGCGATCGAAGACCGCGTGGACATCGCGTTACTCCTGCGCATCGTCGCGCGGCTACGAGCAGTCCTGAATGAGCAGGGGGTTTCCCACAAAGGAGACATCCAGGAGGCCAAGCACCTGGGCAATTCAGTTCAGGTGGTCATCGCCGAGGTTCACCTCGGACGGATCCTCGCCGCGCTGGCCTATGACGGGAGGGACTGATGGGCGTACTAGACGACCCGTATTTCTCGCAGCGCATGAATGACGTTGGCGGCCGTGTCCCTGGAGACTCGACCCGGCGCAAAGAGCGCATCATCGAGCGGTTGCGGCGGGAAATCGCCGCGACCATCGAAAACGAGGACGAGTTGTGGGTGGATGTCAAGTCCCGGCTCAAGGCAGCCCTCGCCTACGATGGGAGGGAGTGATGAACCACTCCGAGCGCCGCATCGAGTTGTTGGTTGAGGCCATCCACCGCCTCAACGCGGCCCGTGCCGAATACGACGCGGCCGTGGCTCTGCTCGATGACCGGAAACGCGAGAGCCGTCCATGGGAAGTCGCCGAGGCACGGATGCGGGTGACGGAGATGGCGTTGGCGTTGGCACAGGGGAGGCAACCGTGAAACTCCCCGACCGGACCGCCCTCGCCCCGTACCTCGCCTGGCGGGCCGCCCTGCTGGCGACCGGCCGCTGTGTGATAGACGTGCGCACCCATGAGGGGATCGAGCAGGTGGGTGCTTGGGCCGATGGTGGCCTGTGCGTCCACCGACAGATCCGGTTCCGGGGCTGGGTCGTGTCGCACCACAGCGGGTATGCCGTGCTCCAGCCCATATGGGGCCTGCATAATCGGATGGGCCGCGGCACGGCGCTCTATGCCATGTGGTGGCTGCTACAAAGGGGCCACTGGACCAAGGGCCATCAGGAGATTAGCCAATGCATGCAGATGAAGGCAGTGGTCACGGAGGCCAGGGCGTGGATCGGGCGGTAGACGCCCGCGCGGAGCTGATCGACGTGCTCCGCGAGGCGTGGCACTTGGTTGATCGCCTGAAGCGGCTCCACCCGTCCAATCCGCTACACAGGCAACATGCAGACGCACTGGCCAAAGAGGCCAGAGTCGTCTCCGACCGCCTTGCACGGTCCATCGAGGCGCTGGGGGGATGATGCTCCCCATCCTCTTCGGCCTCTGGTTCGGCCTCGGCATCTTGCTGTGGGCCCACGGCCTCCGGGAGTTCCTGGACCCGTGGGCGTGGATGATGGTGACGTGGGGGCTGATGTGGCTGGCCGGGCGGGTGGTGGGGTTGATAGTTAGGGGGATGCGGTGATGGACTCTCGCCATCTTTGCTTCGTCCACATGCCCTCCGATCGAACAACCGAGGTCCAGGAAGTCCGGTCTATCTCTACCGGTGGGCTGCTCGGGAAAATCTCCTGGTACGGCCCGTGGCGGGCGTACTGCTTTTTTCCGGTGGAGCATACCGTGTGGTCGAAAGGTTGCATGCAAGAAGTCTTAACCAAAATTGCGCAGATGATGGCGGCGAGGAGCCGCTGATGCCCGCCGGTAAGGCCCGCGGAAAGCGTGGCCGGTTCCTCGCCCAGCTCTGTGACCGCTGCGGTGGCAAGGGCGGCGTAGTGAAGGTCGAGGTGGGCAGAGAAGAGTGGAATCTGTGCCCGACCTGCGAGGTGAAGTGGGAATTGTGGGGCGTGCGGATGGTTCGGGCGAAGAGGAGGCGATGAGGATGCCCCGCACCCGCCACACCACGCGCCCCTACCGCGCCACCGTCGGCGTCCCCGAGCGCGCGTCCGATACCCTGCCGGGCTGCACGGCGGTCGAGCAGAAGCGGCTCACGGAGGCTGTGGACGCCATCGGTGTGCCGACCGCGCGGCGCCTGGAACTCTTCGGGGCGTGCCACGGGCAGACCCGCCATCGCACCAAGGAGGCCCTGGGACGGCTCTACGTCCAGGGCTGGGGCTGCCGCCTGCCGCGGGTCGAGGCGGGCATTTGTACGTGCCTGCCGTGCTCGTGGGTGCGCCGGCGGGGTGGATGGGTGGGCAGACCGATCACCGATGAAGAAGTAACTGAGGAGCACAGCATGACGCGCCTCCCAGAGCCGCGGAACTACCGGGAGGCGGACAGCCTGGAAGGGATGAAGGTGCTGTGAACCGAAAGGAGACCACAATGGCAATGGTTGAAGATCCGTATGCATTCCAGACGATTAACCAGGGGGGGAATCGCGGAATGGCGTCCCCCGCAATGCACGAACACTGCCAGGTGGTGATCGCCTCGCTGGAGCGGGAGGTGGCGCGGTACAAACGCATTATCGCGCGACTCAATGATACGGTGCGACAGGGGTTGCACGCGCCATCGGGGGAACCAATCTGCTGTTGCCGTATCGGAGCGGACAAGAATTGCTGGTATTGTCGATTGCGGGACGCGCTGGACTACAACGGGATCGAGTAGCCTCGGCCACGCGCCCTGGGTGGGGGGGAACTGGGGCGCATCGGAAGGAGACATCATGGCCCTGTTACAAACGCTCGGCAAGGGACAGGGGTATCTCAAGGCGGGGTTTCTGGGATTCAACAAGTCCGGGAAGACCTACACGGCGGCCATCCTCGCAATCGGGGTGCGGAAGCACTTCGGCCTGGAGGGGCCGATCGCCATGTTCGACACCGAGGGTGGGTCGGAGTACATCGCCGGTCTGATTCAGAAGCAGACCGGGAAGGAGCTGGTCGGCGTCCGCAGCCGGGCCTTCGACGACCTCATGGCCACCACACAGGAGTGCCAGACGGCCGGCGTTTCTGTGCTGATCGCCGAGTCGATGACGCACGTGTGGCGGGAGTTGTGCGATAGCTACCTGAAGCAGGTCAACGCGAAGGTGCGCGAGCAGAACGAGCGGTACGACAAGAAGCGCCCGCTCAAGAAGAACCTGGAGTTCCAGGACTGGATGCCTCTGAAGGGAATCTGGTCGCACTGGACGGATTGCTATCTCAACTCGCCTCTGCACATCATCATCGCCGGCCGCGCCGGGTTCGAGTATGACATGCAAGAGAACGAGGACACCGGCAAGAAGGACCTGGTGAAGACCGGGATCAAGATGAAGACCGAAGGGGAGTTCGGCTTCGAGCCCAGCCTGCTCGTGGAGATGGAGCGCGAGCAGGTTCCGGATGTGAACGCCCCCGGGGGGTTCTTCCTGCGCCGCCGGGCGACGGTGATTGGAGATCGCTTCAGCGTGATCGACGGAGCGACCGCCCTCAATCCCACCTTCGATTTCTTCCGGCCGCACGTCGAGCTGCTCCGTGCTGGGGCGCATGCCCCGGTGGACACCGCGCTGAAGACCGAGACGGGCGCGGACGACTCGGGGGATACGGAGTGGGCGCGGGAGCGGAAGACCCGCACAATCCTCTGCGAGGAGATCCAGGGGGAGCTGGTCGCGGCGTACCCTGGGATGTCCTCACCGGAGAAGAAGGCCAAGACCGAACTGATCCACTCCGTGTTCGGCACCAGGTCGTGGACGGCAGTGGAGGGGATGGAATCCGGGAAGCTGCGTTCGGGCTTACAGGCCATCCGGGAGATGCTGGAGGCAGCGGGGAAGCGGGGCGGGGCGGGGAAGCCAGCGGGCGACACGAGTCCTGCTCCCACGGCACAGCCCCCCACCGAACGGGAACCTGGGGAGGAGGGATAACGCATGAAGCTCTGGCGGGTCACAGTCGAGCGCGCACGGCACGGCGCGGAGAAGCGCGACCGGACCGCCACCCTGGCGGTGGCGGCCAAGGACCTCGAGGACGCGTTCACCGAGACGCGGGACTTTCTGGCGAACCTCACCCCGGCCGCGGACGGGCGCCCGCCATGGCGCATCGTCTCGGCAGCGACATGCCTGGTGCCGGTGGAGGTGCTGGAGGGCCGGCGGAACCTCGACCTGACCGAGCGGCCGGAGGGGGAGGAGGAAGCATGAGCGGCCGGCACCTCATCACCGTCGGCACCATCACCCGCGAGGTGCGGGCCTCCCTGCGCCTCTCGGACTTCGGCCCGATCTACCTCGTCACCACACCGGACCGGGGTGTGGTGTACGAGACCGCGGTGGCCTATGAGGACACGCTTGGCCTCTGCCTGGCCGGCCTGACATATCAGGCGGCCACGGCGGCATGCCGGCGGGGCGGGAGGAACTGAGCCATGGGTGGGGCGGCCCTGCTCTGCGCCTCGGTCTACTGTTTCCTGATCTGGCACATGCTGCGATACAACCGATGGCCATGGGAGAGGAAGCCGTGACCGCCGACGAAGCCGCGACCCTCAAACCGGGAGATCGCCTGCGTATGACCCATGAATGTCGGCTCGTCAACAAACGGAAGTCTGCCACCGGAGTGTTCATCACCAAGCATCGCTTCTGGGGAGATTATATTTGGGTGCATCGGGATGGCCTCAGGCGACCAGATGAATGGATGTGCTCTTCCTGGGAGCGCGAGCCATGACCACAGAACAGTCGGCCTCGCTGGAAATCCTCCGTCGAGCCGTCGCCGGGACCGGTGCGCAGTACGGACTGGTCAACCGCGGAGATCTCGCCATGGTGATTGCGCTGGTCGATTCCCTCACGGCCGAGCGGGACGAGGCCCGTGCCCGTGCCGATCGGATGGAAGCGAGGGCCATCGGCGCAGGCTGGGAGTATAAGCCATGACCCCGCAGGCCCGCGACCGGATCGAACGCTTGCTGGCCGCCACGGACGGCTGGCCGACGCCCAGCGAGGCGGCCATGTCGGCCATGCGCGAGGCGGCGGCCGATGGCTTGCGCGAGGTCGATCGGCTCACCGATCTCGTGGCGCAGGCGCAGGCCGAGAGCGACCACTACCGGGGCCGGCTGGACGAGGTGCTGGTGGAGCGCGACGAGGCCAGGGCGGAGTTGGCCGATGCCAAGACCGCCGCCTGGTACGCCTTTGTGGCCGGGGCCAAGTGGTGGGAGTTCGAGTCCACCAAGGGAACGATGTGGCAGTCGGATGTGACCAAGATCAAGGCGGAGGCCTTCGCGCGCTATCCGTATGCGCCGCATGGGTTGGTGCGAGTAGCCGAGATCGGGCGCGACCAGGAGAAGGCCCGGGCTGACGGCCTGGAGGCCGAGGCGGCTGGGATGCGCGATGTCCTCCGCAAGGTTCCCATCTGCCTGCGTGGTCCTGACCCGCAGGGGTGCCATGATATTGGACACATGGAGTGCTCTGGATGCGAGTCGGTGAGTTGCAGCGCGTGCGGCCGCAGCGAGCCCTGTAAGCCCGGATGCTGGGTATCTCTGCTGGAGGCTGCGATTGATGGAGACGCCGGACGTGCCCTGCTCGACCGGCTGCACAAGCTGGAAGATGTGGCCAAGATGCTCGATGCGCTTGGTGAAGAACATCAGCGTAAGAAACACCAGTCAGACCGGAGCGCTGCTGGGCGAAGCTGCATGCTCTGTGACGCCATCAGGCAGGCCGAGGAGGCGCTCACAGGCTACTCCCGCCAGGCCCGCGCCTGCGCCCCATCGCTCACGGGTATCTGGCGGGAGAGAGGAGAGGCATGAGCTGCACCTGCGGTCACTCGATCGAGGAACACCAGGATGAGAGGGGGGAGTGCTCGGGAACGGTTCGCCTGCCGCGTGAGCTTGGCAAGGACCGCCTCACGCTTGTCGAGAGCGAGGAACCATGCCGGTGTGTGGCCTACGAGGAGGATGAGGAGGAACTATGCCAGGAGTGACCCACGAGGAGCACCTCGACCGCGCGACCGGATGGCTGGAGTCGCCGACCTACCACGGACTCCCGCGGCCCGGCGCCAGGGCGCTCGTGGATGCCGTCCAGGCCAAGGGCCGCGCGATGGTCGAGGCGGTGCGGGCGCCCTATCCCGAGGACGTATTCACCCCGCTCTCCCCGTCTGATGTGCAGCTCGCGCTGGCCGCCATCCGGGCCGCCATCGGCCACGCGGGGGGAGAACGGCTGTACGCGCAGTGGAGGCGGGATCTTGGCGGCTTGCTCGCTGCGGACGTGGACGAGGTGCCGGAGGCGCCGGACGGGAGGGAGTGATGCCAACACCGATGTCTCTGCGGTATGAGCGCACCGGGGAGGTCCGCCCTCCGCGCTGCGGCGAGTGGTTCTGGGGAACTCGTGGCCCGACGCAGGCGAGATTTACTTTTTCGTCCCAAGACTTCCCGATACTCCGAGAAGTGCTGGAGCCTAATCCTTCGCCGCCAGTCGCCGACGGGAGGGATGGATGACCCCCAAGGCGCGGTTCGAGCAGCTAACGAATGAGAACGTCATCGGCGAGGTGGATGGCGTCGGGGTATCTGCGGTCCTGCGCATTGCCCGCGCCGCCTTCCTCGCCGGGGCGGTGGCGAGGGATGAGGCGGTCGGTTTCAATCTCTGGCAGGGAATCGGGCTCGAGCACGGCCGCGAGCGCCGCCGCGCCATCCGCCGGGCCGCGGGGAAGGTGTGGGAGGGACGGTGACCTGGGATCTGCGGCAGGGACACGTGCTGGATGTGCTGGCAGATCTGCCCGCGTCCTCTGTCCACTGCATCGTCACCAGCCCCCCGTACTGGGGCCTCCGCGACTACAAACTCCCGCCCGTCACCTGGCCCGACGGTTGGACGGGGCACCTCGGGATGGAGCCTACCGTGGAGATGTGGACCGCACACCTGGTCGAGGTGCTCCGCGCCGTCCGCCGAGTACTGCGGGATGACGGGGTGTGCTGGGTGAACCTGGGGGATAGTTACTCGAATGAAACCAAGTGGGGCGGAAACAGCGGTGGGAAGAACAAGCATTCCAGCGGTGATCGTTCCCACCGGCGAACAGGTCACAAGCCCCTCGACATCATCGGCCAACCGTGGCTCTTGGCGTTCGCGCTGCGGGCCGACGGGTGGTACTTGCGGAGTGACGTGATCTGGGCCAAGCCCAACCCGATGCCGGAGAGCGTGGCCGGGTGGAGGTGGGAGCGGTGCCGGGTAAAAGTATCTCCTGGCCAGCGGACCCAAGAGCAAGGCTACGCTCAGGCCGGGAACCACCGGGATCATACGCATGGGGGAGTAGAGGCGGCGCCGTCACCCGCATGGTCCCCCTGCCCCGGCTGCCCCAGGTGCGCGCCGAACGGCGGCCTGGTCCTGCGCCGCGGCGCCTGGCGGCCGACGAAGGGGCATGATTACATATTCATGCTGGCGAAGAGCCCGGATTACTACGCGGACGGGGTGGCGGTAAGGGAGCTTTCAACCGAGCGCCCTAGCGGGAATACGCATGCGGTGCTTGCCAGCGAACGTGGAAGGCCAGGCTGCCAACTTGCGCGGAGCATCCCTTACGTGCCGGATGGCAGAGGCCGCAACCTCCGCTCCGTCTGGACCATCGCAACCCAGCCGTCCCGGGAGGCGCATTTCGCTACTTTTCCAGAGGCTCTGGTGGTCCCATGCATCAAGGCTGGCACCTCCGAGCGCGGCGTGTGCGCGAGCTGCGGGGCGCCGTGGGCGAGGGTGCTAGAGAGACGACCAACCGAACAGATCCAGAAGAAAGCTGACGGGTGGGCAACCCACCCTGGAGGGCATGGGTCGTACCACAGGAACGGTCGGGAACTGGGCGATCCCGGGCAATGTGTCCTTGCCTCAGTAACCTACGGCTGGCGCCCCACCTGCACCTGCGGTGATGATTCCGTCCCCGCGACCGTTCTTGACCCATTCGCCGGCAGCGGGACTGCGGGCGTCGTGGCCGTGAAGCTCGGCCGGCGGTTCATCGGGATTGAGCTGTCAACACCCCACTGCGAGATGGCGCGGCGGCGGATCGGCGAGGTGGCGCCGCTGCTATCGGGGCAGGTATGGGAGGGGAAGGGATGATCGTCCCTGGGCCGCTGCTCTGGCGCTTCCGCGTGCGCGGTCTCCCCGTCGCGTGGGCCGCCGCGAAGCGTTCTCTGGTGAAAACTCCGGCCGGAGGTTTCTTGGTGAAAGCCCGCCCCGCGGAAAAGTGGGCGGATTGGAAGCGCACCGTGCAGGCGCAGGCCGCGCCGAGCGCCCCGAGTGCGCTGTTCGACGGGCCGCTCGCTCTGGTGGTGCGCGTGTACCTGCCGCGCCCAACCTCGGCCCCGAAACGGGTGACGATACCCACAAAGCGGCCGGACCTGACGAACTTGCAGAAGGGGGTCGAGGATGCGCTGACCGGGATCGTGTGGGTCGATGACTCGCAGGTGGTGCGGATGGAGTCCTCGAAGGAGTTCGGGGACCCGCCAGGGGTGATGATCGAGGTCCGGCGGGCCGATCTGGCCCTTGACAGCTGTGCGCCAGCGGACTATCCTGTAACGGACGAGTGACGATGATGACTTTCCGCGGCTGGCAACGCGGTGCAGCGTCCGGGGACCCGCACCCGGGTCCGGGCCCCGGTTGGGCGTGCCAGCGCCTGGCCGGGGCCCGTTCCGTTTCTGAGTGAGTCATGGCCGATCAAGGCCGATGGTTCAAGCTCTGGGTCTCGGCCCTTTCCGACCCCCACCTCGACAACCTGAGCGTGGCCGACTTCGGCCGATGGGCGAAGCTCGGGACCTATTGCAAGCTGCACGGGACGGACGGCGTGCTTGTCTTGATTCCCCCCGCCAGAGCCCTCTGTTCCCACCTCCAAGTTGCGGACTTCGATGCGCTCATTTCGTGCGCGCAACTGTTACCGGGAATCACTGTTTCACTTGAAACGTTTGCAACCGTTACATTCTCTAACTGGTTGAAATATCAGGGCGATTTCAGCACGGAACGAGTACGTAGATTTCGGCAAATGAAACGGTCTAAGAGGAGAAGAGAGGTTTCTGCTTCTTCCTCGGATGTAGAACATCCTCGGAAAGAAGCTACCTCGGAGCCGCCCGGGAACGGGCGGTCCTCGGCCCCCGCCTCTTGGCTCGACCCGGAGGTCAAGGTCTGGTTGGGAAAGAGCAAGCACCTCGGCCCGCTTGCTGAGGACAAGCACGCCGACCTGTGGTCCACCCTCGAACGGGCCTACGACCAGTACCCCTGGCTCTACTTCGAGCAGGAGATCGCCAAGATGGACGCCTGGATCGAAGCGAACCGTGGCCGAAAGCCTACGCCCCGAGGCCTCCCGAGGTTCGTGCGGAACTGGATGGAGCGGGCCGTCGAGTACGGCCGGAGGACCCATGGCTAAGAAAAACACGCCTCAAGATTCCCCACCCCCTCCCGGCGGCTTCCCCGACCTCTGCGGCAACTGCCGCCGGCCGTTGGAACCGGACGGCCGGTGCGCGGACTGCGGGGGGTGGCCATACTGCGTCTGGCTGGTCGAGCGCAGCACGGGCGTCCCGCTCCGGTTCCCCCACGGGGCGCCGGCCTGGGACGTCCCCACGCCCCCGCGCGCCTGCCCGGCCTGCGGGGGGAAAGTCGGGACGAACGGGATGTGTGGGAGCTGCCCCGGCCAGGTGGCGCCGGCCCTCCTGCACCAGGACGAGTCAGGGCACCGGGGCGTCTGGACGGTGAGCGACGAGGCCGGGCCGTGGACGAGGCCTCCCGTCTCGCCGGAGGCCGGGCGCGAGAGGATCCGGGCCGTGATCGCCCTGGTCACTCGGGCGGCTGTCGCGCCTGTGGAGCGTGTGGTCCACGAGCGGATCGCGCCTGTGGAGCTGGACGAGGTTCCGTTCTAGCGTGCTGTCGCGCCCGTGACCCGCTCAGGATTCCCGCCCATCGCCGCGTCGGCCGCCCCGTCCTGCCCCGACCGGCCTCGCCGGCGACCCATGGGCAGTGTCCCACCTATAGTCGTCGATCCTGGGGGCGCCTAGCGCGCCGCACCCTTCCGGGGGTTGTGGCATTTCTCCCCAACGCAATCTTTGCGCGGGCAGGGCTCACTGTGTGGCAATCTGCCACATGGTGAAAAGTTCACCAAAAGTGTTGATTCTCACCAGTCGGGAGTCAACCCCTGGTATAGGTAAAGCATAGCTATGCAAGGGATTGTGGTCTGCCCGCTGGCACGCAATCTGCTATAGCTATAGGTCGGGTGATGCAGTCAACCGGCCATAGGGAGGCCAGCCATGAGCGAGAACACTTGGAGTAAGGTATGGGAGTGTAGGTCCACAAACGGCCGCTGGGGCATGGCCCTGGTAGCCGCCGCCCCGATCGAGGGGCGGCGTTCGATCTTCCCCGGGCGGGCCGTGCCGCTCGGGGAGGTGGCCGGGACGGCGACGTTCCGGCTCGACCCCGGGGAGCCCGGGGAGTGGGTGGTCTGCGGGGGCGACTTGGTCCCCGTCGAAGGTTCCGGGGCCGTGCTCATCAAGAGCATATCCCTCCAATCGTACCAGACTGGGACGATTATCAACGCCCGGGCCGGCGCGATTCTGCGCTGGACCGGGTACAAGGGCCGCGCCGCCGGGTTCCAGGCCGTCGGCGGTGATGGCCGGCTGGTCGACGTGCCCGCGTCAGTCCTCCTCGCTCTCGGGCTGATCCAGCCGGACGAACCGCCGGCTGAAGTCGAGCCGGCCCGGGAGCCGGACACCGCGATGGCCACGGCACTGCGGGCAGCGGGGGTGATCCAGTGACCTCCCGCCGCCACCTCCTCAACTCGGCCGTTATCACGGCCGAGGGGCGCTTTGAGTATCGACGCCTCTCGGCCGACGAGGCCCGGGCCTGGCTCGCCGCCGGGCCGATCGACACCGATCACGTCGGCTACGCCGAGACGGCCGACGTGATGGCCCAGCTTCTCGGCCACCGCCCCGCCGTCGCGCGGGGGATGATAACCACCGAACCGGGGGACGAGTGCCTCGTCTTCCGGTTGACGGTCAGGCTCGACGATCCGCGCCTCAAGGGGGGCGTGGGTGTCGAGTTCGTCGCGGCTCATTGTGAGATCGGCCTGTTGCGCCACCTGCATGCTGACACTTGATCTAACGGCGAGGCCGCCCGGCCGGCGAGGAGATCTAGCCCCCTCGCCGGCCAGGCGGCGCAACCAGCCCCGGACCTGGCATCCGGGGCGCGCATGGACGCGCGCGAGAAGGAGGGAGCATGAAGCACACACCGGGACCGTGGCACACCGGAAAGAGGCACCCGTGCCGAGTAATCGCCCAAGCCGAGACCTTGCATGGCGTGGTGGCAATGACCTGTGACCCGAGAGACGAAGGCAGTGAGCGAGCTGTGGAAATCGCCAATGCCCGCCTCATCGCCCGCGCACCCGAGATGGCGGAGGCGCTGCGGAAATGCACACGGCTCCTGGAGTGCATCGGTTGGCGCGCCGGCTCCCCGATCCACGGGGAACTGGAGTCAGACATCTCATTGGTCGGCAACGAGGCCCGAGCCCTCCTGGCCAAGATCGACGGGGAGGCCTGAGCCATGACCCCTCGGCAAGCCTGGAAAGCCCGAGATCGCCTGCTCCGGTTGTTCCGGCTGTACTCGCAGCGGCGGTGGGATCAACCCTATTGGCACGTACCATCACAGGCCTGGCGGTACGTCAGACGCCGGGTGAGACAGGAGGCCTGAGCCATGGTAAGCGTTGACCGGTACGGCAGTAGAACGTGGGCGGTGCGCGAGGGGCGCCGCCTCTTGGCAGTGACGGTGTACCGCAAGGGGGCCCTCGCCCTCGCCGGCCGCGTCGTCCGGGCCCGGCAAGATCGGCTGGAGTTGCTCCGTCTGCGCCGCGCCGTCGCGGAGCTACCGGTCAGCCCGGCGAAGTATCTCGTTGACCCGCCGGCCTGGGACCGCGTGGTGCGGCTCCTGGCCGGCAACACTGCCCGCTAGCGCGGGCACGAAAGGAGAGCGAAGGATGGCCCACAACCTGGCGTACAACGCGGCGGGAGCGGTGCGCATGGCGTACCGCGGGGAAAGCCCCTGGCACCGTCTCGGGGCCCACCTGCCCGAGCGAGCGGCCCTCGCCGAGGCCCTCGACCTCGCGCACCTGACGTATGGGGTCAGGCTGGCGCCGCTCTACCTCAGCGGGGTGACGGGCATGATCGAATGCGAGATCCGACAGGCCGTGATCCGGGATGACGACGTTACGGCCGTCCTGGGCACCGTCGGCCCGGGGTATGAGTGTATCCAAAACGCGGAGGCCTTCGGCGTGGTCGACGACCTCGTGCAGCTTGGAGACCTGCGGATCGAGACGGCTGGCGCACTGGGGCGAGGGGAGACGGCATGGCTCCTGATGAGCAACGGCACGCAGATCGAGGCCTGCCCCGGCGACGTGGTGAAGCCGCACCTGTTGATCGTGACGTCGCACGACGGCAGCCGTAGCCTGCAGGCGATCCCGACGGCGGTACGGGTGGTCTGTCAGAACACCCTGGATATGGTGCGGGACAAGGTGCACCTGTCGGTGCGCCATACCGCCAGCGCGGGGGAACGGGTCAAGGCCGCCAAGGCGATCCTGGCCGGATACGGGAAGGTCGTGGATGCGACGGCCCACACGTATACGGCGATGGCTCAGCGGGAGGTGAGCGGGGCAGAGGTCACGCGACTGCTCGAGACCGTGTTCCCGATGCCGAAGCCGGCCGCGCTCTCGCCGGCGATCCCGGACGGCGTCGGGGCAGACCTCGTGGCCGAGCTCCTCGGCACGCCCGGGCAGCTGGCCCTCGCGGGCGTCCCGTCGGGAAACGGGGAGGCGAAGGGGAACGGGGGAAGCAAGGGGGTCGAGGAACGCCGCGCCGCCGTTGAATACCTGCTCAGCTGCGGTGCCCAGGGGGCAGGGCAGACGGTGTGGGGCGCGTACAACGCGGTGACCGAATACGTTGACCATGTGTACGTATCGCGGGCAGACGGTAGCCCGAAGACGCGCGGCGTCGAGTCCGCGCTGTTCGGGGCTGGAGCCGCGATGAAGGCTCGCGCGTGGGATGTCGCTCGGAAGCTGATGGTTGACGTACCGGCTCGCTGAATTACCCCTCTGCTCCTCGCGGTAGCACCTGCCCCGTCTCGGGGGTGACCTCGGGACGGGGTTTGTGTTCCTGGGCACGATCCATGCTCAGGGGGAGTTCGAGGGGCTTGGGGGTACAATGTGGTGAGGGTAGGAGGATGTCAGGGACGGGCGTGGTGAGCTTGCGGCGCTTCCTGTCTCTCTCCCAGGCTCACGTTGTTTTCTAGTATTGGGCATATAGCCCTTGTTTGCAAGGCCCACGCCGTGGGCATATGTTAAGATCATGATTCCAGGCTGTCCGTAATTCCTGCCTTACGAAATTCCCCGCAACCCACCTGCCGCATGTATGGTAGTGCCTCATACTCTCATACTCGCATACTAGTATGGCATTCCGCCCCACGGCTCCAGGCGCCTGGGTGTTGGTCCAGACCAGCATATCCTCCGAGCGTGGCCTTGGTGCACCCCCGGTCGCCTCGTCCTCTATAGACCAGCCTGCATCGACAGCGCACCAGGGCCCGATGGGGCCCGCGTGAGCGTCTCGCGCTCGGGACTCCTGCCAGCGTCCATGATCCCCATGATCCCCTTGACAGGCTTCATGGTCCTGGGATACCGTCCTGGGCATGGACGGGAGCGTGGGCGAGGGCGGGGAAGGCGGACCGGGGCGGGGTGGGACGTCGGGCCGAGACGAGCCGGGACAGGGGGCGCTTGGCGGGGGATGGCGCCAAGCCGGGACGAGCCGAGCGCTGGCGTGGAGCCTACCCCCCCCAGGCCAGCCCCCTTTCCCCAATATCCCCCCCCCCCTCTGCAACCCCCAAAACTCTGCGGAACTGATTCCATGCCCAAAGGCCGACGCCGCGACTACCTGACCCCGCGCCAGCTCATGGCGGCCCGCCTGATCGCCGAAGGCAAGTCCGTCCAGGAGACGGCGGATCTTGTAAAGACGGTCGGCACCCGCATCCAGCACTGGCTCAACAACCCCCTCTTCTCCGCCGAGATCACGAACGCGCGCGAGAACTTGAAAACGATCCACGAGAAGGTAGTCCAGAAAATCGAGACGACGCTCCTGCCCGCCGTCAAGACCCTGGAGACGAACCTCGATCACGCCTCGGGCGTGGTCCAGAACGACGCGGCCAAGTCCCTCCTCGCGTCCGGGGGGCACGGGCCGATCGCGAAGACGGTGCAGATCACAGCAACCGTGAACGTAACGGATGACCTGCTCGAACGGCTTGAGCGGGTGCTCCGGGAGGCCGCCGATGTCGCAGCGCGCGCCGGCCGACTTCTGCCGGAAGCTCCGCAGTCTCGCTGACCGGAGCCTGTACTTCTTCGAGAAGGTGATTCTCGGCTTCGAGGATCTCACGCCCGACCTGCATGGGGAGATCTGCGAGTTCCTGCAGGCGCCCGGGCAGTTTAAGCTGCTCGAACTCCCGATGGGCCACCTGAAGAGCCACACGTGCACCATCGGCTACTCCCTCTGGCGCATCGTCCAGGACCCCAGCATCCGAATTCTGATCCGGAACGCCGTCCTGGAGAAGGCGGAGGGGTTCGTCTCGGCGATGAAGTGGCACTTTACCGACAATGCCCTCTTCCGAGCCATCTACGCCGACCTGATCCCGGCCGACGTCTCGAAGACCACCTGGCACAGCGGGGCCTTCACCTTGCCCTGCCGGAAGAAGTTCTACCCCGAGCACACGGTAACGGCCACGGGGTCGAAGGGGACCGCCACCGGTGGCCACTACAACCTCATCATCGAGGACGACCTCGTGAACGAGGACCACACGCCGGGCCCCGAGCAGATGGCCCATCCGATCGAGGTTCACAAGGCCCACGTGGGGCGGATGAACGACCGGAAGCATGACCAGGTGATCGTCGTCGGGAACCGCTGGGCCTTCAACGACCTGAACTCCTGGATCCGCGCCAACGAGCCGCACTACCAGATCCTGAGCAAGGGGGCGACGACGGACGGGACCGTCGATGGCCCGGCGATCTGGCCGGAACGGTTCGGGGACGGGGTGCTCCCGCAGCTCCTGACGACCCTCGGCCCGCGTCTGTACTCCGCGTTCTACGCAAACAACCCGGTGGCCGAGGATTCCCGCAGCTTCGACCCCACCATGCTCCGCAAGTATGGCAAGCTCCCGGAGTTGCCCTTGCGGGTGTTGACCGCGGTGGACCCGTCCATCAGCGAGCGGAAGACCGCCGACCCCCGGGCCATCGTTACGATCGGGATGGACCCGGACTACTCTATCTACGTCCTGGATGCCCGGCGCGGCCGGTGGGGCGTGGACGAGTTCATCGATCACCTCTTCGACGTGCAGGCGATCTGGAAGCCCCGGGTCATCGGGTTCGAGGCGGACGGCTACCAGAAGCTCTTCTTCTGGCCGATCCGGGAGGCCATGCGCCGGCACGGGGTGACGCTGAACATCCAGGCCATGTCCGCCATCGCCCGGGGCCGGAAGATCGCGCACATCGAGACGCTGCACGAGTACCTGGCCAACGGCAGCCTGTGGATCGGCCCGAACATGCCCGAGCTCGAGACCGAGCTGGCGGAGTTCCCGCTCGGACAGCACGACGACCTGCTGGATGGCCTGGCCTACGCGGTGCGCCTCGCCCGGCCGGCCTCCCGGGAGCAGGTGCAGACCACCAACCCCTTCGTGGTCGAGAACATCCTGGCCGAGTTACGGCAGAAGGCCGGACAGGGACCCGCGCCGTGGTCCTGGCCGCATCGGGCTTGACAACGGGGCCGGGCACGGCGCACACTCCCGGCTGAGGAGGACCCATGGACAACGCCAGCGCTCCCGCGATCGCCGCCCTCGCCATCCTTCGCCCGTTGCTCACCCAGTTTCAGGCCCTCATCACGACCCTCGATCAGGCCGGCGAGATCGAGCAGCGCCTAGCCGAGGCCACCGAAGCCCACGTAGGGCTCACGGCCCAGAGCGCTCGCCTCGAGGAGGTCCTCACCACGAAGCGCCAGCAGGCCGAAACGGAAGCGGCCCGGCTGGATGCCCAGTACCGGAAGATCCAGCACGACGGCAATCAGAAAGTGGCCGAGTTGCGGGCTCGCCTGGCCCAGATCGGCCAGCAGATGCAGGATGACGCGAAGCAGGCCGAGGCGCTGCATGCCGAGCGGATCGCGGTGCTGGGCCAGGAGCTCGACGCCTTGACGCAGGCCCGGGACGAGACCAGCGCGCAGCTCAAGGCGAACCGCGAGGCCTTGGCGACGCTCCACGACCAACTCGCCGGCATGCGCGCGTAAATGGCCACGGTCCCCGTCACCCGGATCTCCTTCCTCGGATCCATCATCTTGCGGTGGGTCCTCGGGAACGGAGACGTGGGCGCCGTGGCCACGATGCCCGGGGCCGGCCATGACCGCTCCGTTCACCTCTACGGGACGCCCGGGGTCGGCTTCGGGATCGTCATCGAAGGCTCGGACGAGGCGAGCATGGCCCCCGCGAACCTGGTGACCCTCCGCGATCCGTTCAACACCGCCCTCAGCTACACGACCTTGCCCCAGCTCCGGACGATCCTCGATCCGTGTCTCCATGTCCGGCCCAGGAACACCGGGGGGGACGGAACGACGAGCGTGACCGTGGACATCTTCACGCCGGGCAGTCGGCGCTGATGCACTACTACCTCGCCCCGTGGGCCTGGAACACCACCGAGGCGGAGCCATTCTGGGAGCGCCCGCGCCCCGACCTCAACCTTGGGGGAAGTGACCTCCGTTCCTTGCCCGAGCAGGGCCCGCCTCCCGGCGGAGGCGTCGGTTTCTTCGTGCTCACCGACCGACCCGCCACCGATCCCTCGGACTGGCTCTACCTTGGTCCAGACCTCGCGGGCGCCCTGTCCCTGGCACAGCTTCGGGACGCGGAAGGCCTCGTGAGCGCCCCGGGTCAGTTCTCCTCGTCGGTGCTCCTGGACTGCGGCGTGGAACTCCTGACACAGATGGCCGACCCCGAGGGCGTCCTGCGCGTCCGGCCGCTGATGCCCACGCGAGACGGCATCATGGAGTGGCACCTGCCCGGGAACTCTGTCGTCTGGCGCGAGCGCTTCAGCCCAGTGCGTCATCCTCGCGTGATTGAGATGGAACAAGGGAACTACCGCGCCATCCGCGCGGCCGCGCTGCGGGGAGAGATGGGCCCTGGGCGCGGTGGTCCGCCGGACCGCGACTTCCATCGGCGGTATTTGCAGGTGCTCGTGGAGAAATACGGGCTGCCGTTCGAGCGGTTCATCCTCGCCGGCCTGCCGCGGGAGACGCCGCTCCCGCATGGGACGACGCTCAACGACACCTTCAACCGGGCCAACCAGGCCCCGCTGGGCACCTCGTCCGACGGCTGGGCCTGGTCCCAGATCGAAGGCAGCAACTCTCAGGTGGCGGGGAACGTGGCCGAGCCACCGGGGGACACCACGCAGAGCCGCAGTCGGGCGCAATCTGATCTTGCCGGCAACGATCATTACGCACAACTCGGCAGTGTCAACTTTGCTAACGCGGGTGCCACAGTTCACCTGATTGGCACGCTTGCCCGCTATCAACCGAGCGGCGCGACGCCCGACTTCTACCAGGGGCGCATCGGTGCGCGAAGCACGCCGGCGCCGTTGAGATTTGTGGATCTGTTCAAGCGCGTCTCGAACACGTTTACGCAGTTGGGGTCAACGATCAGCGTGACCCTGCTCGGAAACGACGTGATCTTGACGCAGGCTAATGGATCAACGATCACCTGCGACTTCAACGCAGTGACGCAAATCACGCAATCGGACTCCGCCGTGGTGAGCGGCACCCGCACAGGGGTCTTGCTCCGCACGGGCACCGGCGTGGCGGCGGATGCCATCGCGGACAACTTCCAGGCGGCGGACCTGGCGGCGGCCGGCGTGACCTACCCGCGACTTGAGCGCGGCATCCGCGGCCTGAATCGTGGCCTGGCAGTGGGGATGCGCTGATGCCATTCTTGCGCAAGTACAACACGCTCCTCGTGACTGGGACCACGGCTATTCGGATTCCGATCATCAAGCGCGACGTCGTGGACTTCGCGGTGGGTGCAGACTGGACCCCCGCAGCCGGCGACGTGAAGGTGTTCACCGATGCCGTCGCCGTGGCGAACATCACGAACCTCCCCACGGCCATCGCCTCAGGCAACACGGCGCAGTGGGAGTTCATCCTGACGGCCGCCGAGCTCTCTGGCAAGCAGGTCCTCGTGATGGTTGCCGACGCGGCCGCCAAGGCCGTCGAGGACCAGGCCTTCATTGTCGAGACCTTCGGCCACGCCTCGGCGATGTACGCCGCGGATCTGTCCCTAGCGAACCTGCCCGCGAACGTGACGCAGCTTCTCGGGACGGCCTGGCTCGCCCCGGGCGTGGCCGGGACCCCCGACGTGAATACGAAACTCCTGGGCGGGACGGCACAGACCGGGCGGGATGTGGGCGCCAGCGTGCTCCTGTCCGCCGGGGCCGGGGCGGGGCAGTTGGACTTCGCGGCGGGGGTGGTAAAGGCCAACCTCGCGCAGATCCTCGGCACGGCCCTCACAGAGACGGCGGGTCAGATTGCCGCCGCCTTCAAGAAGGTGTTCGATGTCGCGGCGGCCACGTTCACCGCGCTCAGCGTGAACCAGACCGGCGACAACTTTGCGCGACTCGGGGCCCCAGCGGGAGCGAGCGTCAGCGCGGATGTGGCCGCGGTGAAGGTGGACACGGCGGCGATCCTCGTGGACACCGGGACCACGCTAGACGGTCGCATCCCCGCAGCCCTGATTGGCGGGCGCATGGCCGCGGACGTGGAGGCCGTGGCGAACGCGACCGGGGGGATTGCGCGGTTCGAGCGCGGCATGCGGGCGATCACGACGTTCACGATCGGCGCGGGTTCGACGACCACAGACCTCGTGCTCTCGGCCATCGACCCGGCCTTCCTCGCCAACGACCAGTTCAAGGGGCTGGTGCTCGCGTTCGACAAGGATACGACCACGGCGAACCTGCGGGGCCAGAAGACGACGATCACCACGGGGAACTTCGGGACACAGCACTTCACCGTCACCGCCCTGACGGATGCCCCGGTGAACGGGGACACCGGGGTCATCATGTAAATGGCCCAGATCACGCAGCCGGTCCCGACGGGGCTGTGGGGCAAGCTCTATGGGAGTTTCGTCGGGAAATCGGCCTCGACGCCCGGGACTGCACCGATCACGCAGCCGGTCCCGACGGGACTCTGGGGACGACGGTATGGGAACTTCGGGGGCAAAGCGGCATCGGCAGTGGGCGTCCAGAGCTATCAGCCGCTCTTCCGACCGCGCCGGCGGTAGAGAAGGCTTGACAGGGGTGGCGCAGCTTTGACATGCTAGATGGGGTAGGAGGAACGGGAGATGGCGAAACGCCCGATGAAAATGCGTGCAGGCCGGGCCGGCAAGGCGGCCCCACCCGGGCCCGACTTCGACCTGTTGGGAGGCCTCAAGGCGGCGGCGCCGAAGCGGGGCACGCCCAAACCCCCCCGGACCTCCGCGGCCGGCTACCGCGGGATGAAGGGAATGAAAGGAATGATGTCATGAAGCGCCCCTGGGGAGTCCTGACCCTCGCCCTCCTCCTCTTGCTTGCGCTCCTCGCGCCCGCCCACGCCCAGCGCCTGGTCGGGGTCACCCTCTCCAGCGGCACGGTGGCCGCCACCGGGGACGTGGCCACGTTCGACGTCGGCGTGAACGCCGACATTGGCCTCCAGGTGAGCGGCTCGGCCTTCGTGGGGACGATCCTCTACGAGGGCACGGTCGACAAGACCAACTGGATCGGCTTCGGCGGGTCGGTCGGCGCGACCTCCGGCAACGTGATCCGCGTCTTCCCGGTCTCGGGCCTCCAGCAGATTCGGCTCCGCGTCACCGCCGTCACAACCGCCGGCACGGTGAGTTATACGCTCTTCGGCTCCCCGGTCTCCTCGAGCATCGGCGGGTTGACGATGAGCGCGAGCCCCCAGACCACGTCTCTTGCCACGAACATCCGCGCGGCCCCGGCCCGGCTCTACGCCGTGACGATGAACAACCCCCACTCGGCGACGTGCTACCTGCAGATCATCAACAAGGCCTCGCCGACACTCGGCACCGATGCGCCCTTGCTCTCCCTGGGTCTCGTGAATGCCGGAGCGACGACGATCACCTTCCCCTACGGGGTGGACTTCACCACTGCCCTGGCCGCCGGCAGTACCACGACGGCCACCGGAGCGACGGGTTGCGGGGGGGCGGGTGGCGCCGCCGGGATGGTCTACAACCTGATCTTCAAGTAGGAGGCACCGATGTCAGGCAAGCGTCCCTGGGGGAAGATCGTGAGCCCGAAGCAGACGGAAAGCCCGGACGGCGTGCCGAAGTTCACCGGCAGCACGCTCCCGAAGGGTGCGGCGCAGCCGAAGAAGTAACCCGAAGCACTCTCGATCGTTCCTGACGCCCCTCGACGGGGGGGCGGGCCAGGCACAGAGGGCATCGTGGGCGCCCACCCCACGGTGCCCTTTGTGCTTCGCAGGAGCCATGAGCGAACGCGACGAGGTCCAGGACTGGCAGGAGCAGATCCGCCAGGCGGAGCGCTTCCTCGAGGAGGGCGGCCGCCTGGAGAACTGGAAGCGCGCCCGGACCTGGTACGACAACGACTACGGCGACAACGTATTCTCCGTGAACCACGTCTTCGCGATCGGGCGCGGCCTGGTGCCTTCGCTCTACTTCAAGAACCCGACCATGACGGTCCGAGCCCTCCCACGGGTCGGCGTCGATCAAGCGCGGGCCACGGCCGCGGCTCGAGCGCTCGAAGCCGTGGACCAGTGGCTCATCCCGCACATCGGCCTCAAGCAGCAGATCAAGATCGGCATCCTGGACAGCTTCACGTCCAACCTCGCGGTCTTCAAGGCCGGCTACCACTCGCTCGCCACCGAAACCCCCCGCCAGCGGACCCAGGACCCGATCACCCAGCAGATGATCGACGAGGCCGCGGTGCTCCTGGGCGAGCCGGCCGCCGAGGCCCTGGCCGAGGAGGAGACGGAGCGCCGGGCCTACTCGTACGACGACTCCGTGCGCCCCAACGCGCCCTGGGTCCTCGGGGTCCGGCCCGATGACTTCCTCGTCCCGGCCGGCACGAAGCGCTGGAGCGGCGCCCCGTGGTGTGCCTTCCGGATCGTGCGACCCCTCGAGGACGTACAGGCGGACCCGGTCTACCGAAAGGCCGTCCGGGAGGACCTGGAGGCGAACACCGGCATCCAGCCCAGGCGCCGGGGCGTGGTCTCGCCCAAGGAACACCAGCAGATCCGCGAGCCGGAGCTCTGGCAGGGGTGGGAGATCTGGGACAAGCGGGACGGCCGGATCCGGGTCATCGCCGAGGACACCGAGGAACGCTACCTCCGGAACGAGGAACACAACCTCGGCATCGACGGCCTCCCGGCCGAGCTGCTCCAGTTCAACCCGGTCCCCTGGGACTTCTGGGGCCCGAGCGACGTGCAGGAAATCCACAAGCAGGTTATCGAGCTCAACGAGACGCGCACCCTGGAGATGCGGCACAAGCGGGCGGCCGTTCTGAAAATCCTCATCGACGCGGGTTTGCTCCAGAACGATGCCGACCGGGAGAAGTTCACGAAGGGCGAGGTCTCGGCCATCTTCACGAACGGTCCCCCGGGCGCCGGCGGGGTCTTTCAACTCCAACCACAGATGTCCCGGGACGTGTTCGCCGTCGGCCAGGAGATCGAGCGCGACCTCCGGTCGGTGACCGGATACGGCCGGAACCAGCAGGGCGAGTACGACACCTCGTCTCGCCGGACCGCCCACGAGGTGGCCGCCGTCCAGGCCGCCCTGCAGCTGCGCTCCGATGAGCGCCGGGATCAGGTGGCCGACCTCCTGTCGGCGCTCTTCCAGCGGAAGATCCACCCGATGCTCTTCACCTTCTGGACCACGCCCCGTGCGGTGCAGATCAGCGGGCAGGGCACCTGGACGGAGTTCACGGCGGCCGAGATCCAGGGTGACTACCTCGTCCAGGCCGTGGCGGACAGCGCTGTTCCGCTCTCGCGCGCGCTCCGGCAGCAGGGCGTGTTGATGGCGTACAAGACCTTCGTGAACAACGACCGGCTCGACCAGCGGCGGCTGCTCCAGGCCACGCTGGATGCGTTCGACGACGTGTTGCCGGCCGACCTCATGCTGCCCGAGGAGGTCTACCAGCAGATCGCCCAGCAGAAGCAGGCGATGATGCAGCTGCTGGAACTGTCCAAGCTCCGGCCGCACCAGCCCACCAAGGGCGGGATGGGCCAACCGGCCGGCGCACTCGGAGGGCGCGGTGGTCCGGCATGACGTGGAGTGCCAGTCGTGCCGGGTGGTGTTCGAAGCGGGGACGACCGACGGCACGCCCTGTCCCGGATGCGGATCCCGGCAGACGCTGTGGCTGCCCCAGGCCATGACGCAGCCGATCTTTCAGGGATTCTGGCATCCGCACCTGGGGCACGAGCCGGTCTACATCGACTCGGCGAAGGGCCTGGATCGCGCCCTGGACGCCGTGGGGGGCTACATCAAGCCGGCCCGGAAGACGGGGCCGCCGGAGCGGCTCCCGCAAACCTACGAGGAGGCGCAATGCACCGGATGAGGCTGTTCCCGATCTGCGGTGGGGAGGACGAGCCCAAGGGGGACCCGCCCGAGGACTCCCAGGGACCGACCAAGGCGGAGGTGGCCGAGCTGCAGCAGCAGCTCCAGCAGGCGGAGGGGAACCGCAAGAAGCTGGAAGCCATGCTGCTCGACCCCTCCTACGTGGAGTTCATCGCCACGCGGACCAAGGGGGGCGTGAAGGAGAAGCCCGAGGGCAAGGCGGCGGAGAACGAGCCCGATTTCGACGCCATGTCCACCAAGGATCTGGTGAAGTTCCTGGACGGCCGATGGGAACAGCGCGTGTCGGAGCTGGTCAAGGGCGTGCGCGAGGAGTCGGCGCACGACCGGTCCGTGCGCGTCATCAACGAGACCGCCGGCCGGCATGCGGACTTCTGGGAGTACCGGGAGACCCTGGAGCAGATCGCCCAGGCCTATCCGAACCTCCACCCCGAGCACGCCTACCTGCTTGCCAAGCAGCTCCCCAAGCCGGCCAAGGCCGCGGCCGCCCGCGAGGAAGTCGCGGCCGCCGTGGAACCGCGGGCCACCCCGAGCGAGCGCCCGAGCAACGCCAACCGCTCCACGCGCGTCCCGGCCGCCGCGAACGGGGCCGACGCCTTCAAGAAGGCCTGGAAACAACACGTGGGCAACAAGGAGAGCCTGTGATGAACACCGAGGTCGTCCGCATCCGCCCGCACACCATCCTTCGGGTGCCCCGGCCCCGCTTCCCGTTGATGGGCGGCGCGGCGACCCCGGAGAGCCTGATCGAGACGCTCGACAACCTCTACTCCACGACCTGGCAGTTGATGAACAAGGAGGTCGTGGACAACATCTTCGGCTCGACGCCGCTCTGGTACTGGATGAGCTCTCGGAACCGGGTGCGCCGGACGAAGGGCAGCCGGTGGATCGGCGTGCCGTTGATGTACGGCAAGAACGCGACCGTCGGCTCCGTCGGCCGCGGCGGGCAGGTGCCGATCACCGAGACCAACATCGAGACCACGGGGAAGTACGACTGGAAGAACGTGGCGGGGAGCGTGGTCCGCTATCGCCAGGACGATCAGCAGAACACCGGCGCCAGCGAGATCCGGGACCTGGCCCTCGACAAGATCAAGAACCTGGAGCTGTCGCTGATCGACCAGCTCGAGGTGCAGTCCTTCGGGGACGGGTCCGGCAATGACGGCAAGGACATCCTCGGCCTGCGCGCGATCGTGAAGTCAGACCCGACCACGAACCCGGCCACGCCGCCGGGGAACATCGGCGGGATCGACGCGGCGACCAACACGTGGTGGCGGAACAAGCAGCGGACCTGGGACACCATGGGCCTGCTGTCCGGGGACACCGACATCGCCTTCAACCTCCGGAAGCTCTACAACCTCTGCTCCAAGAGCAACGACCACCCGACGCTGCTCCTGACCGAGGTGACCCAGTACGAGCGCTACGAGGCGAGCCTCCTGGGGAAGCTGCAGGTCTACGATGTGTCGGAGTTCGGCGACCTGGGCTTCCAGGCGCTGCGCTTCAAGGGGTCGGCGCTGACCTTCGGGGACTCCTGCCCGGCAGGGACGCTCTACGAGCTGAACGAGCGCTACCTGCTGCTCTACATCGACCAGGCCGCCGACTTCGACATGACCGAGTGGAAGGGCATCCCGGACCAGTTCGACCGGGTGGCCCAGGTGATCGTGACGTGCCAGTTCACCACGAACAACCGGCGCATGCAGGGCGTCCTCACGGGGATGCCGAGTTAACCGCGGCCCCGAGCAGGGGCGGCAAAGGAGACATCCGATGCCTATTCCGACGACGCATCCGACGGCCCTGACCGACACCGGGACCACGCCCAATGAGCGCCTGGGCACCCCGCGCACCGAGGTGGACTCCACGTACGGGGCCCGGGACTTCCTGTACTGCTTCAACATCAGCGCCTCGACCATCGCCGAAGGCGAATCGGCCATGCTCGAGGGCGCCGGGACCGAGGTGACCCTGAGCGACGGCTCCGTGAGCAAGGCCATCCGCTCCTCGGGCTCGTTCATCACCGACGGCGTCAAGGTCGGCGACCTCATCGTCTGCACCGACGACGCGGGCGCCGCGGGCGCCGCCCCGGAGCAGGAGTACTCGATCGTCACCGGCGTCACGGCCCTGCAGATCGACTTCTCGCCGGAGTTGACGGTGGCCCTGGTGTCGGGGGATAAGGTCAACTTCTTCCGGCGGTCGTCCGTGAAGACTGCGGCCGACGCCTGCGGGGCCCCGGAGTACGCCGGCATCGCCATGGCCGCCGTGGTGACGCTCGGCTACGGGTGGTTCCAGGTCGCCGGCATTCACCCGGCCGCGAAGGTCAAGGCGAGCACGGCCTACGCCGAGGGCGCCCTCATGAAGCCCGGCGCGGGCGTGCTGGACGTGGTCACCGATACCGAGGATTCCGGGGAGGCGGTGGCCGTGGTGCTGGTGGGCATCCAGAGCGATGCCGTGCGCAACCGCACGGTGGTGCGGCTCTTCGGGCCGAGCCGGTGACCGGACGGCCCCATGCCCACGGGCAACGGCCTGCTCGACCGGGCGGCGCTGGAGGTCAACCGGGTCGATGACCTCGGCTCGACCGGGACCAACGTTGCCCAGGCGAAGGCCTATCTCGACGACGCGATCCGCACGCTCGTAAACCGCCACGACTTCACGTGGCGCGTCTTGCCCACGGTCTTGTCCGTGGCCTGTGCCGTGACCAGCCCGCCCACGGTCCTGTACGACGCCTCGGCGGGCGGCGGGGGCGTTAAGATCCAGGACATCGCCGGCATGGTGCTCGACACGGCGGCGGTGGACAGCTTTCCGATGGAGGAGATCCCGCTCACCCGCTACCGCAGGGACTGGGCCAACGTCCTCTACGAGTCCAACAGCAAGCCGCGCGTCTACGCCAAGGTCGGCAAGTACTCGTTCCTCGTGGCCCCGCCGCCCGAGTCGGCCAGCCACAGCTTCAAGATCACCTACTGGCCCGAGTACACGGCCATCGCCGACTTCACCAAGGACCTGTTCGATCCGACCCTGGTGGGGAACAGCTTCTTCGCCCCCCGCGCCGAGGAGGCGGTCTACCTCGGCCTGCTCATGCGCATGTACCGCTACGCGCGCGACTGGACCGCCGCGGGGGCCATCGCGGGGCAGCTCGAGCAGGAGATCCTGGCCGTCATCAAGGACGACCGCGAGAAGCCGAACCTCAGCTACCCCATGCAGCCGTTCATGGCTCGCGACACGGTGCCCCGTTCCGCCTACTGGGCGAACCCGTGGAGCCGGAGCCAGGAGTAGGAGGAGCCGTCATGCGCATCCGCAAGGTGCTGTATGTCCTGGTCCCTGCCGTGTTGCTCGCGGCCTGCGTCACCTACGCCGCGCTGCCCAACACGCTCAACCCGGCGACGCCCGCCAACACCGACCTGGTGAGCGCGGGGGCCGGGCAGATCCGGAACTTCAAGCAGTACCTGATCGACGTGTTCGGCCTTCCGAACAACGTCGCCGTGACCTCGGCGGCCATGAGCATCGCCACGGACGGGAAGATCACGGTGCCCTCCGCCATCACCCTGACCACTGGTGTGGACAACCGCCTCAACGCGACGAAGGGAGTGTTCGTCACGGGTGAGACCACGCCGGCATCAGGTGAGGGGCTCTTCCTGAGTTACTTTGGGAACATCGGCTGGATCTATTCCTACACCTACACCGGAGCCGCGTACCGGCCACTTACTCTCCTTTCATCCACCTTCGCCATTCAGACGTCCACGAACTTCTTTACGATCGACTCCGGGGGATCGTCCATGTCCTCTACTGCGCCGATCTCCCCGGCGCGGGGGACGTTTGACATTCAAGGCAACAACGCCAAGCCCTTCACGATGAGCAAGAGCACGGCGGCCGTCTCCGCGCCGAGCTCCGGCGTCGGTCTCCTCCGCTGGGAGACCGGCACGAACGCGGGCACCCTCAAGCTCGTCGCCTACTCAGGCACCAGCACGACGGGGGTGACGGTGGTCGACAATGTCGGATCTGGGAACTGATGCCTCCGATCAACGGCACGCTGAACTTGATCGGGCGCGGGGCCATCGTCGCCCTCCTGGGCGTGTTGACCTACTTTGCGAAGGCCACGTACGAGCAGCAGCAGCACCGATCCTTGCAGGTCGAGCGCCTCATCACGCAAGTCGAAGGCTTCGATCGGCGCATCGGCGCGATCGAACTGGCCGTGGAGAATCTCCGCGAGGAAAGCCTGAAGATGCGTGAGCAGGTCCATCAGGTCATCAAGCGCCTGAAGTGACCGGACATGCCCGCGCGCGCTCGCCTGCCGGTCCTCGTCCCGCATGACCTGAGCCAGCTGCGCCAGTTCCTCACCACCAAACTCCTCGAACTCGACGCCGCCCTGGGAACCCTCTACCAGGGCACCGGGACCCCCGAAGGGGTCATCGCCGCCCCCGTGGGCTCGCTCTACGAGCGTCTCGATGGGGTCGCCGGCGCCACCCTCTACGTGAAGGAGTCCGGCGAGGGCCTCACCGGCTGGACGGCGCTCGGGGCCGCCGGCCTCACGGGCGCGGGGGCCGCACAGCGACTCGCCGTCTGGACCGCCGCCGCGGCGCTGTCCGGGTACGCAGACTTCACCTGGGACGCGACGGCCAAGACCCTCACGGTCGGCATTCCCTCCGTCACCCAGGGCACCGGGACCCCCGAGGGCGTGGTGGCGGCTGTGGTCGGCTCGCTCTACCTCCGGACGGACGGGGCAGGTGGCACAACGCTCTACGTGAAGGAAACGGGGGCGGGCACCACCGGATGGACGGCCTTGGGGGCGGCGGGCGCTCTGAGTGGGTCCGGAGTCGTGGACCGGTTGGCCTACTGGACGGCGGCGAGTGTCCTGGGTAGCGACGCGGCCTTCTATCTGTCCTTCGGGGCGTCCCTGACCGCCCTGGTCGCCGGGGGGATCGGCGGGAACCGCTCGGGCCAGATCGCGGTGCAGAAGAACGCCCTGACCGCCAACGCCTCGTTCACCCACTTCGACAACGCCAACTCCGTGAATAGCTTCACCCATGGGGTGTTCGGCGACAACTCGCTCTGGCAGATGAAGGCGGGGGGCCCGACCGGCACGACCCGGATGACCATCCACACCGGAGGCCGGGTGCGGGTTGGCGCCGGGCAGGCCAACGTCACGCTGGACGTGCTCGGGGGGCTGGCCCTGGGGTTCGTGAACAAGGCGGTGAACTACACGTTGACCGCTGACGACTTCGCGGTCTACGTGGATGCGTCCGGGGGCGCGAGAACCATGACCCTTCCTGCGTCAACGGACGCGCCCAAGATCATCTACTTCATCAAGAAAGTGGATGCGAGCGCGAACGCGGTGACGATCGCCCGCAGCCTCACGAACACGATCGACGGGGCCACCAGCCTGACCCTCGCGGCGCAATGGAACGGCGCCTTGCTCACCAACGACGCGGCGGGCAGCTGGTACGTGATCGCGCTGATCTGAGATGGCTTCCCCGCTGACCCTCCTCGGCCTCGGCAAACAGGGCCTCGCTACGAACGACCCGCGCGAGCAGCTCGACCCGCGCCAGGCCCGGGTGATGTCCAACGTCCGATCCTTCCAGGGGAAGATGCAGACGGCGCCGGGTGACACCGCCATCCTCGCCGGACTGGGCTCGGGCAAGGTCCTCGGCCTCCTAGGGTGGGAAGGGCCGGACGGCCTGCCCTACCTGCATGCCGGGACGCCCGACAAGCTCTACCGGGTCGACAGTGCGTCGGGGACCTTGATGGACGTGACGCGCGCGAGCGGGGCCTACAACGGGTCGGCGTTCCAGCGCTGGGACATGGCGACCTTCCTCAGCCGGGTCTTCGCCACGAACTTCGTGGACAAGATCCAGACGAACGACCCGATGGGCGGCGCCCTGGCGATCGACCTCCCCGGGTCCGCGCCGCAGTGCGGCGCGCTGTCGGGTTTCCTGACCTACCTCGTCCTCGGCGACGTCTCGGGCGACCCGACCCGCATCCAGTGGTCCGACACCGGGAACCCGGAGGCGTGGCGGAACCCGGGCGACGCGCCGAACGGGGATGCCGGGTTCTTCAACATCTACCAGGGTGCCGGGCAGACGCTCCGTCTCCTCCCGCTCGGCAACTACCTGATGGTCTACCGGAGCACGGCGATTCACCTGGTCTACTACGTGGGGCCCCCGTTCATCCTGGGCCAGCAGCAGCAGACGAACGCCCACGGGCTCCTGGCCAAGATGGCCGTGGTGGACCTGATCGGCCGGCACGCCTACTGGGGCACCGACAACTTCTACGTGACCGACGGCGCCACGCGCACGCCGATCGGAAACGCCATCGTGGACGACGCGGTGTCGAGCTACGCGAAGACCTACGCCGACCAGATCCACGCGACGGTGGACTGGATGGGGCACGAGGTCTATTGGTGGTACCCGCCGGCCGGCTCCTCGGACGGGGTGCCGACCAAGGCCTGGGTCTGGAACTACGTGACGGGGGGCTGGCGGGAGAGTACACTGCGAGCAACGGCCAGTGGCACCTGGAAGTCGATCAGCGGGCCGACCTGGAACTCCGTGACGGGGGATTGGGCCTCGCAGGTCCCGACCTGGGCGCAGATGAACCCGACCGCCCAGATCCCGACCGTGGCCCTGGGCCTCGAGACCGGGGCCTTCCGGTTCCTGGACTCGTCCGTGGTCAACGAGGCGGGCGGCGCGCTCACGCGCATCGCCGAGACCGGGCTCGTGGCGGCGGCCGACGTGCTGGCCCGGCAGGGCAAGCCGGACTTCGTCGATGGAGGCTTTGCCGAGCTGCAGCGGCTCGACATCGACCAAGAGAACAAGGGCGCCCACAACCTGGAGGTCAGCGTTGGCACGCAAAAGACGCTCCTGGGAGACGCCGGGATCACCTGGACCGCCTTCACTCTTCTCGCCACGGGGGCGGTTCGCTCCATCTTCCCGCGCCTCCGATCCCGCTACTTCGCCTTCCGCTTCCGCACCACCGGAGCCAGCCAACCCTGGGCCGTCTCCGGCGTCACCGCTTGGTTCGCTCCCGCAGGGGACCGCCCATGATCCGCTTCGCGGAGGACGAACCTTCGTCCGGTGTCAGCGTTGCGGATGGGAGGGGGAGCTCGATCCGGCCCGTCCGGAGTGCCCAGGATGTGCGGGAGATGATCGCGGCGCTCCTCCATGAACCCACGTGGCTCCGAACCGTCAGTGGCCGACTGGCCGAGCAGCGGAGGGGCGATGACGAGTCAGAGGTCTGGGTGGATGGCGATGGGGGAGTCCTTGCCGCGCACATCGTCCATGGCGTCCTGAACGACCCGGACGCGGATGGGTCAGAAACGCCGGTCGTGGTGCTCGAGGTCGCCCATCGAGGGCGAACCAACCGGAGGTTCGCCCAAGACGTCGTGGCGGAGGCGCAGGGCTGGGGGAAGCGCCGAGGGGCGACGGCGATGCTGTTCAGCACGGGTCGCCGGGGACCATGGGAGCGACTCCTGCGGGGATTTCGTCAGGTGTCCGTCACCTACCTGAAGAGGATCTGACCATGCCTCAAGCCCTGATCGGTCCGGCGATCATTGCCGGGGGTGGTATCCTGGGCGGCCTCCTCAGCCGGGACAGCGGCGGCCAGACCGTCACGCAGACCGGCCCGGCTGCCGAGGCCCAGGCGGAACTCCTCCGGAGCCTCACTCCCTACCTCTTGGGGGCCTACGGGAAGCTCTGGGGCACGCCGGGCACCCCCGGCACCCCGGCCGTTCCGGGAAGTCCCGGCATGACCGGGATCTTGCCACGGACGACCGACGAGGGGGCCGGAGGCGAGGGCGGCGTACCTGGCCTGGGGACCGCGGGCACACCGGCGGTTCCTGGGACGCCGGGAACTCCTGGGATGATCGACGCGCTCATCAAGGCCCTCCCCGGCCTGCTCGTCCCCGGCGCCGCGGAAACGGGTCTCCCCGGCGTGATTGGCGGGGTCGGGGGCCAGGTCTCCGGAGGACTCCGGGAGGTCATCGGCCGGCTCATCAGCGGGGCCGGGGCCCCGCTGGACACGGAGGGCACGATCGGACCAATCCGGAGGGCCTTCACGGAGACGGTCGCCCCCGAGGTCCGCCGATCCGCGATGTCGGCCGGGACGCCAGGGGGCACGGGGGAGCAGGACCTCATCACCCGGGCGGCGGGCCGATTCGGGAGCGAGGCGTCCGAGGCGGTGAGTCGGGCAGAGCTGGCCAGACGTCAACTCGGGCTCGGGGCTCTGACCACGGCGGGGGCGTTGATCCCTGGAGCGGGTGAGGCGGAACTGGCCGGCCCGAAGGCCGAGGCCACCCTCGCGGCCCTGGTGCGGGACCTGGCCGTGCGGTCCGCGAGCTCGCCAATGGACACGTTGCTCCGCGGGATCAGTGGCACGCCGTCCCCCTTCGGAGCGCCGACGGGCACGATGACCACGACCGCGCCCTCCTGGGGCACGGAGGTGGGCGGCGGGATCGGGTCGGCCTTGATGCTTTCGCAACTGCTGAAGAACCTCGGACTCTTCAGCGGTGGTGGCGGCGGGGGGGGATCTGCGATCGACTTTGGCGGGATGAGCGGTCTCGTCCCCTACGGGGCGTTCCCGGGATACTAGGAGGCAAGCCATGTACCCGATCATGGGCGGGCAGTTGGGCGATCTCTACCGGTCCCTCCGGGAGGCCTACAACACCTACGAGCAGATGGAGCAGGCCAACCGGCAGGCCGAACTGTTCCGACAGCATCAGGAGCAGTACGGAGGCCGCGCGATCTCTCCGCAGGCTCAGGCGCAGAAGGAGCATCTCGTAGACGCTTGGGGGAGTCCCGAGAAGGTCCCCGCCTGGGCCCAGCAGCAATGGACGGCGACCTGGACGGGCGGGAAGATCCCCTGGGGGGAAGCGACGGCCGGCTTCCGGACCGGCGAGACGCGAGCCGGCGAGCAGCGGGGCCGGGCGGAGATCATGCAGGACATGCGTCAGGTCCGGCAAGACACGCTGCGGGCGATTTCCTCGATTCAGAACGATCCGCAGCTGTTCAAGGATCCTGCGCGCAAGGCCGCCGCGATTCAGACGGTTCGAGAGGCCGCGTCCTCCTGGTTCGACCTCTACAAGGCCAACCCCGCGGTTTCCGGGGATCCCTTCGCGCAAGAACTGATCGGCCGGGGCCGGGCAGACCTCCAGGGCCTTCCCTTGCTCTCCGTCACTCCTCCGCAGAAGGCGGCCGCGCCGGCGGCGCCGCCTGGTCCAACCGTGGCGCCCATGGGGACGTCGCCCCGGCCCACCGCGCCCCCCACCGGACCTGGCATCGGCGCCCTGGCTCCCGCCCCAGCGGCCGGCGGAGGGGCATCGGCGCTGCAGGGGGTCGACCCGGAGATGCTGCTCGAGCTAATGCAACTCCTGCAGGAGCGAAAGCGGCAGCGACAGGCGCAACAGCCGGGGGCTGGGGCCACCGGCCTCCCGACCTTCCCCGGGATTCCACTGGAGGGGCCTCGGACGGGATTCTCCCCCGGTCATACGTTGATGAGGTAGGCCATGGCCGTCGCGGTCCGCGGGTTTCACGAGCGCACGCTCGACCTCAAGTACCCGGCACTGGCTCAGCACATCGCCCGACTCAGGGCGGCGGGGGTCTCCGAGTCCATCATCGAGGACTCGGTGGAGCGGCAACTCCGGGAGGCCGAGGGCCAGGGATACACCCGCCAGCAGGTCGAGACCGTCGCCCGCCAGGGACTCAGGCACCCGATGCCGGTCTACTCCCCGGGAGCCATCGGGGGGATGGGAGACCGCGAGGCCTTCGCCGCCTTCCAGCAGGAGATGGCCAGCCTTGGCGGGCCACCGCCCGAACCTCCCGGCCTCCTGTCCGCCTTCGGCCGGGGCATGCTCCGGGGGCTCACGCTGGGCTACGCCGGGGAGTACACCCCTGAGCACCCGCTAGCCACCATTGCCGGGGAAATCCTTGGCGGGATCGTGCCCGGCGCGGCCCTGTTCGCCGCCGCTGCTCCGGTCGGTGGCATCACCGCCGGCCTCGTTGGCGCCTCGCGCTTTGCCCCACTGGCCGCCCGTTTCGGCCCCGTGGCCGCCCGCCTGGGATTGGGGCAGACGGGCGCCGCCGGCATCGGAGCCCTGGCACGCGAGGCAGCAACCGGTGCGGCCTTCGGTGGGCTCTGGAACCCCGAAGAAGGGGGGATGGGCCAGCGGGTCGAGAGCGCCGCCATCGGGGCCGTGACCGCCCCCCCGCTCGCCCTGGCCCTCAGAGGCCTCGGCGCGGGCCTGGGAGCGGCCAAGCGGCGATTGTTCCCTGGGACCGAGACTCCCAGTGTCCCCGGACAACTGGCGTTGCCTCCTGGGGCGTATGCGATGCCCCCGTCCAGCGAGGCGGTGCCTGGGGCGGCGCGTCCGGTGAGATGGCCGGAGCGCTACGTGAGAGGGATGGAGGCCTACGACGAGGCCTTGCGGGGCATCCTGCCTCGACCAGGGCAGCGGGCGTTGCCTTCGGCCCGGTTCGAGATGGAAGGCCAGACCACCACCCAGCCGTGGTTCCCGCCGGAGCGCCCGATCCCCAGGGCAGGCGGATTCTCTCCTGAGCCGCCCCCCTCCCCGCCAGGTGTTCCACGTGGAACCCCACCCGGGCCGCTCCCAGGGGGACCGACAGGAGAAGGCCGACCAGGTCCCCCGCCCAGGCGCACAGGGCGCGGGGGCCCCAAGGTCCCGGTCATCACCGCGTCCGGCCAGCGCGTCATGCGGCCGGTGGAGTCTCTTGGCCTGGAGGACCTGGCCAGCATCGAGGGGGTCAAGGTCGAGCTGCGGGGGGCCGGCGAGACGGCGGGATTCACCATTCGCGCCCGCCCGGATGGGCAGGTGGAGGCGGTTGGCCGCGGGGGAACCCTCGACATCTTCCCGGACGAGGCGGCGGCCGGGAAGTTCGTCCAAGGCGCGACTCAGTCCGGGGGGGCCGCCCTGAAGCAACCGGTCGAGCAGACGACGTCGGGGGGGACCAGCACGCTCGACAAGGCGATGCGCGGTGCGGCGCTGGGAGTCGATGACCAGGCGAACCTTCAGCGCCAGCGTCTCGCCAACGCCTCCGGCAAGGACCCCTTCGCGGCAGAGATCGCTGACCCGGCCCGGGTCGAGGGGTCGCCGTCCTGGGAGGTGGTGCCCGACCTGCCCAAGGGCCAGGTGCGGGTGCTGACCGGCATCCGAACGCGGGGTGACCTCGCACAGGCCCAGGCGGCCGTCGAGAGGGCCGGCTACAAGTTCACCTTGGCTCAGGTACCTGCTCGCACAGGCCCAGGCGGGTTCGACCTGTACTACTACTTTGCGAAGTCGCCGAGCATCACCAAGGCGATCGGTCTCCAGCGGCAAGTCCGGAGCCTCATCGTCCCCTCAGGGAAGTTGTCCGCGGAGAACCAGCAGTTCGTTGGCCGCATGTTCGGCAAGACCGAGGCCGAGATCGCCGCGGAGATGGCCGCCGCCAAGGCGCCAGGCCCATCGGCCACGGCCGGGAAGGCGGAGATCGGCCAGATCCGCAAGACGCCAACGTTCCGCCCAGGCCAGGTGGCGAGTGAGGAAGAGCGGCGCATCGCCGCAGAGACCATGGCGAAGCTCAAGGCGGAGAGGGAGAGCACGAAGGATCTGCTGCGGGAGGCGAAAGCCGGTGGCAATATCACCGCGGAACAGGAGCGCGAACTCATCGCCAGCATGGAGACCCGCGCCGCGGCCGAGGAGGCGGGAACCGACTTCCCCTTCGGGGCAGCCGAGGGGCGCCTGCATGGGCGGACGGTCAAGCGCCGCGGGGCGGGACCGGACTTCACGAAGTCGGATCGTGAGGCTGTGCGGATGATGACCACGCGGGCCCCCGAAGACGCCTCGGCCGACTTCCTGGTGGAAACTTCGCCAGGCATCGCCCGCCGACTCGGCCTCCGCAAGGGCATGACCATCGGCGAAGTGCGGCAGGCCGCCGGGCTAGACGTCAAAGCCGGCCTCACCCCCGAGCAGACGCGGCGGCAACTCCGGGACCTGGGGGACCAGGCCATGGCTCGCCTGGCGCCTGGCGAGGGCATCCCCCGGGTGCAGGCCGGTGAATCCGCGCCCTCCCGGTGGCGCTTCGCCATGCCCTGGGTCCAGCCTCAGCAGAGCCAGAACCCCTTCATCGCCCAGCTCGGGTTCGAGGGCAAGAAGGCGGAATCCTCGGCGGTTGACCAGCTCAAGAAGTGGGGCGACTGGGGTCGGGAGCGGATCGTGGGAGCGGTCGGGGGGGCCGGGACGCCCTCGGACGCCCGGGCCTTCAAGATGGTCCAGGGGGAGATCCCGCTGGCCAAGGCCACGCCCCAGGAGCGGATCGCGGTCGAGAGCTGGCGCGAGGCCATGCGGGACTTCGCCCAGCGGCTCGGGACCCCCGACTGGCTCAACTACGTGACCCACGTGACGGACTTCGAGACGATCTACCAGGCCTTGCGCGGGCACTTTGCGGGCAAGGTCACGCTGGCGGACCTCGACACCAAGGTCGCGTTCCGCGTCGGCTCCCCGGCGCGCTTCGAGCACTTCCGGAAGGTGTTCCAGGGCTTCCCCGACTGGGAGCGGCTCCCGCGCACGGTCAAGACCGAGCTGAAGGAGCTGTGGAAATTCAACACGATTGCCGACACCTGGGACAGCCTGCCCGAGTTCTTGCAGCAGCAACTGCCCAAGGCCGTGTTCGACCGGTACCTGCTCCCCAGGATCGGCGAGGCCCCGTACAAGGAAAGCCTGGTTGCGGCCTGGCAGCACTACGTGCCGATCGCCGTGAAGAAGATCGAGTTCGACCCGCTCCTCGCCAAGTGGAACAAGATCCTGACGGAACTCCCGGGCCCCGACCTGCCCCTGACCGAGAAGCGCTACATGCGGACCTACCTCGAGGGCCGCATCCTCGGCCGGCCCACCCAGACCGACCAGATGCTCGGCTACCTGACCGACCGGATCAACCTGGCCCTCGGCAAGCCGCTGTTGAACGTGGACCAGATCCACGCCGGCGTCACCTTGTTCCGGTCCGGTTTCTACCGGGGCTCCCTCGGCATCGACTCGGCCTTGACCAACACGACCCAGGTGCTGAACAACTGGGCCCAGAACGGCAAGGTCGTCGGGCCGTTGTTCAAGCACATCTCCGCGTTCTCTGATCTGCGCCAGCGGGGGCTGGTGGGTCAGTTCGTGGACCTGACGACCGAGGACTTCCCGGCCCGGATGCGCTCCGGGGTCATGGAGAAGGTGCTTCGGTGGGATCAGGCGCTCACGCGCGCGGTCCTGTCGCCGATGTCCATCACGGAGTACGCGAACCGCGGGGCCGCGTTTGCCGTCGGGATGGAGGAGGCGGCGGCCCGGGGGCTCAGCCCGAAGGCCATGCTGGTCAACGCCTACGCCAAGGCGAGCAGCCTTGTGCCCCCCCTGGAGCTCTCCGAGCAGATTCAGCACGCGCTCTTCAAGGTGGTCCCGCAGACGCAGTTCGGGATGTCCTCGGCCGAGATGGCCCCCATGTTCCGCGGGGTCCTGGGGCGGGTCAGCAGCCTCCTCGTCACCTACCCGACGCAGCAGGCGGCCTTCGAGATCCGGGGCCTCGTGCAGTCCAGCAAGGCCATGGCTCAACACCTGCAAGGCAAGAGCCTGTCGGAGGGATTCGCGGAGGCGGTGGCGGCCGGGGACGCGGGGCGCCTCGTGCGGTTTATGGCCCTGACCGGCGGGTTCACGGCGCTGCCCTATATCATGTACGAGGTCTTCGGCTACGGAGTGAACGACAGCTGGGGGATGAAGTCCGTGTTGGACCTCACCATGAATCCCTTCTGGCGGATGATCCGGAACGGCTACGCGGCGCTCATGGGCTACACCCTGGCCGACCGGGACGAGGCCCGACAGGAGTTGACCGACTTCTTCAAGACCTTAACGAGGCCGCAGTACCGCTGGGGCAAGAAGGCCGCGGACGTGATCGAGGGCATCAGCCGGGGCTACGCCGTTGACACGAAGGCTCGATACCTATATAACACCACACCATGGGGGGAGTTGATGCGGCTGGCGGGCGTGGCGCCCCCTGAGCGCGCGCAGGCCCAACACCTCGCCCGCCGGTTGATGATGGATTCCTACGAGCACCGGCGCGACAAGCGGGGGGCGATCGACGCGATCCTCGAAGGGGACCTCGACGCGGCGACGAGCTTCTCGAAGCGCTGGAACGAAGCCATCCGCCCCGAGGATGTCCTGCGGGTTCAACAGGAACGGATGCGCCCGGTGCCGCAGCAGTTCGGGCGGGGGTTGCCGGTGGGGTTACGGCAGCAGGCGGTGGGGGAGGAACTACGATGAGAAGAACCTGTTCGGTGTGCGGGTTCATCTTTCCCGACATGTACCACTTCCACCTGAAGTGCGGAGATGAGTTGTGTTGGGAATGTTATGTCTGGGCGTTTAGAGTCATCGGGAAAAAGACGTTCGGGTGGGCGAGGATATGAGGACGCAGTGATGAGCGAGGAAGGCAAGCGGGTCCTGGAACTCGAAGACGCGCCACCCTCTCCTGCCCTGCCCTGCGCGACCTGCGGCCATGACCTCGTTCCCGGCGACCGCGTCATCCAGTTCCTTGACGGCCTGCTCACGCCCGAGGGCGGCATGGAGGACGTGACCGGCCGGCAGATCTTCCACTACGAGTGCTTCTTCCCGGAGGAGCCGGAGGCCGAGGCAACGGATGAGGCCTTCGACCAACAAGAGGACGAACGGTAGTGGCGACCTTCCTGAAGCATCGGGGCGAACCGATAATGGATGTGGTGGAGTGGTGTCGAGCTCATGGAGACGAGGTGGTGAAGTACCGCGTGACCACGCGCACCGTAAATCCGCTGACCGGAGAGATCGAGACGTACACCGAGGAGGAGACGATGCCGCGGTCCTTCTATAACACTCTGCGCAGGGACGAGCACACAGAATATGAGGAGATTCTGTGAGCACCGGAAGATGAGCGATGATTATCCTGCATCCACTTGACCTGGGGCATAAGGTCGACGAGATGGTGCACAAGTACCCAGATTTCTGGGAGTACAAGCACGAAATGGTCGCCCTGGCCAAGAAGAACGCGAACCTGCGTCTAAATCTTGAGGCACTCTACAACCTCGCCAAGTCTCAGTGTACGGACTTCCGCGAGCTCTGCCACTTGTGGGGTGGCTGATGGATCGCCGGGGGTTCTTCAAGTCCATCCTGGCCTTGGGCGTGGCCCACGCCGCGTCCCCCCTCATCGCCCTGCTGCCCGTGCCGTCCCCGGTGTACGCCGCGCCGGCCTTCACCCTCGACGCACTCTATGCGGAGACCTGGAAGCAGTACAGGTACGAAGTGCTCAAGAACCTCGAGGCGGCAACCCCGCTGTATGGCTGGATTCAGGAACGGGCCCATGGAAGGCGGAGCGTGAGGGTCTCCCATGCCTCGAACACCTAAGGGCCGGAAGATCCTCGCCAGCATGCGCAAGACCTACCCCACCGAGCAGAAGGCGAACGAGGTCTTCTACGGCTCGATCCACGCCGGTAAGATCTCGGGGGCCGAGGGGCGCAAGAAACCTGGGCACAGCCGGGCCAGCGTGGCGGGCTACCGGAAGCGGGCGTGAAGCTCGACCGCGGCTTCTATCTCAGTATGTTGGCTCACGCGCTCGAAGAACGACCCAACGAATGCGTCGGCCTCTTGGCCGGTCCGCAGGACGGGGCGCTCACGCGCATCTTCCGCCTGACGAACGTGGCCGCGGAGCCTCGCCAGACCTACCAGGTGGGCGCCAAGGAGCAGCTCCGGATCGAAAAGCAGATCGAGGCCGCAGGCCTCGTCCCCCTCGCCATCTACCACTCCCACCCCACCGCGGGGGCCGTACCGTCCAGCTTCGACTACATGACCGCCTGGAACGATGTGGTGACCATCATCATCGGGTTGGCGCAGCTTCCCGAGACGGTCTCTCTGCGGGCCTTCCGGCTCCACCAGAAGCCGGCGGGCATGTGGGACGAACTGATCGTGGAGGTCGTATGAGCACCGGATTCGGTGTCCTCACCAGCGAGGATTCGCGGGCGGCGGCCGACGCGGCGACGGAGGCGCATCTCCTGGGCGTGCGACCCGAGGTGGCCGGGCGAGCCCGGACCCTCATCGCTCGCGCCAAGAAGGCCGGGATCCTGCTCTGCATCACTCACGGGTTTCGCTCGACCGAGGACCAGGACGACCTCTATGCCTGTGGCCGGACCAAGCAGTCCGAGATCCCCTGTCGGCACGGGTCGGAGCTGAGGAAGTCCGGGACGTGCGGTGAGCACCCGCTCGGGGCCACCGTCACGCGCGCACGGGGTGGTGAGTCCTGGCACAACTGGGGCCTCGCCGTGGACGTGGCCGTGATCGACGCCGGCGGGAACCCGTCCTGGCCCGAGGACGAGGCCCTGTGGCGACGCATCGGGGAGATCGGCGAAGACCTGGACCTCCAGTGGGGAGGCCGATTCCGGCACTTCCCCGACCGGCCGCACTTCCAGATGACCCTGGGCCTCCAGCTCGCGGCCCTGCAGAGCGGAGACCAAGAGCTGCCTGCCGTGCGCTCGGAGGACCCTACGCCGTCCTGACCGAGGCCGAGGAGTGGGACCTGTGGTGCTGGTGGCGTTGTGGGCGCGGGCGGACGCTTCACTGACCCAGCCTGGCAGATCGCGGCGCTGATCGCGACGTTCCTTTTGGGGGCGTTCGTGGGACTAGGTGTGACATGGTGGGCTTCCTGATCGCCGCCTTCGTCTGGCCACCCTTCCTGATTCTCCTCGCCACGGCGACGATAGGCGAGGTGGCGTTGTCCGCCATCCGCGGGTTGGCGAGTCCCCCACCGCTCCCCCACGATATCGACGCCCTGATTCCGCTGGCCCGTCAGGCGGCGAGCCAGGCGAAGATGCGGTACGAACACGACGAGGAGCGATGATGCTGCTCCGGTTGCTACTGCTCCCCGTTCGGCTGCCGATCGTAATGGTCTGTGCGGCCCTGTCGGAGATCGCGGACACGATTGTCGGCTACACGCTGTGGGAGCACTACACCGCGCACAACACGCGGGCCAAGGAGGATGCGCCATGTGGCTCTTGATCATGAGCTTCCTGTTCGTCGCGCCGGGCCAGGCGGGTTCGGCCCAGGTCGTGCGAGTTCACGCGACCTCGGAGGCGTGCCAGGCGGACCTGTTCCGGACGCTGTTACTCGCGCAGCAACTTTTGCCGAGCCCCGGCCCTGGGGTGAACGTGATCCACAAGGAAGCCTGCGAGCCGGCGGGGATCTTGCGGTGAACTGATCCAGGAGGAAAGGAGGGCGCCATTGACCTGAGAATTGATGTGTACCACCACTTCGAGCCGCAGTATTCGTCGCAGGTGGAACAGAAGGTAGACCAAGTGCTCGCCGTCGCGCGAGCCATTCAACGAAAGGTGGACAGCATGGCCGTTGACCTGACCGCGTTGACCGCGCGCGTGGCGCGCGTGACCGAAGTCGTGGAGTCTGCCGTAGTCCTCTTGCGCGCGCTCGCGCAGCTCATCCGCGACGCCCAGGCCGATCCGATCAAGGTGGCAGAACTCGCCGCGTCGCTCGATGCCTCGGCCCAGGCCCTGGCTGACGCCGTGGCCGAGAACACCCCGGCGGCCTGACCGTAGACGGTGGCGGGAGACCATCTCTCGACACCCGCCACCGTCGTTTTCCTTCCCGCAACCCTCGAATTCCAGTGCCTCACCGATACGCATTCAGATTGCCCTTGACAAATAGCTAATGGTGGACAATACTATTAGCGGAGGTTAGCTAATGGAACGACGAGAACTCATCAGGTCCATGCACCGGTTCGGGATCACGCAGGCCTCGATCGCGCGGAAAATCGGGCGGCATCCGACATCGGTGTGTAACGCGCTGAAAGGCCGGTTCAAGTCCCGCCCGATCCTTGCCGCCTGCGAGGCGGCCATCGCCGAGGCCTCGAAAGGAGAGTTCGATGTCCAAGATCCTGATCGACCCGCCCAAGGCCCTGGCCCCCCCGGATAGCCCGCCCCTGTGGTTCGACCGCAATGGGAAGTTGTCCGGTCCCGTGGACGGCATCTACCGCGGTGACCCGGACGGCTGGATCATGGGGCACAGAGAGAGGGTGACGGCGGATGAGCCGACCTATGGCCTCCAGGCCGTCGAGGAGGTCGATGTCCTCGCCCGGATCGTCGTGGCCATGCACGCGGCCGGGTACTGGCCCAGGCCATGACCGCCACCCTGGTAATCCCCTTCGCCATCGGCGAAACAATCTGGTGGGTTGGCTACGGCTCGCGCACCGAGAGGATGCCTTGCCCGGAGTGCTGCGGGAGCAAGGTGCTCACGCTCATCCAAGGCAATGGGGTGCAGGTTTCAATCAACTGTGCCTGTTGATTGAAACCTG